ATGAACAAACCTACGAAAAAAAGAAACGTCTACAATACAGACATAGTTAATGTACTTTCAAATGAGTTTGAAGTTTCTACTCGATTTGTAAGAATGAGTATTAACAAAGACAAAACTTCACTTACAGCAGAAACAATTCGTAAAAAATACTATGAGTTAGCCAATCCATCATTGAAAGCTGTTGAAGACTTCAAAAAACAACCAATTAAATAATCAGATATGAAAAACATCTTGTACTTCCAGAAAATGACGTACCATAATCTTTTCACAGGAAAAATCACACAGAAACTACACTGCGAAATCTTCGGAATTGCTTTCCGGGTAAAATTAAGCAGTAGTCAACCACCAAGAGATAACCACAAAGAGTGGTTGAGCATTAATTAAAAATTGATTTTTAAAAATGGAAAAGCCAGTAATTAACCTTCATATCTCTTCATTAATTGGAAAAGTTGAGATCGTAAATGTTCTTTTTGACCCGAAAACTGATTTAACAGAACAAAATCTATCTCAATTGAATGATCTGAGTTTAAAGATGGAATCTGCTTTATTAGAAATTCTAAAGAAATCAGATACTGCTGAAGAAATTTTGAAAAAGGATTCTTCCGATGATATTCAAAAAAAGAAAGACCATTAATGGTTGTGCTATCAACCATATTGAAAGTTTGAATTAAAGCAAGTTTAAATATTTCATTTTCAAAACAATCAAATTGAAAGTTTTCAACCATCCAAAGGTTAAAACTATTTAAATCCATAAACTATATTTTTTGTTAGCACTCCAAATATAGTGATTTTCCCGCCACGGCTTAGCGTGGTTTCGACACCACGGCGGGAACAACCCAAAGGCAGCGATTAGCCAAAAATGGTGATTATACGACGCTAACCACGGCGGTGGTGACTGTCGGGAAAGACCGGCATTTTAATTTAAAAACCTTTTAAACACTGATTAATTCTATGTTTGAGTATTACAACAATAATCTTTGCGTTCAGGGAAATTGGCTGGTAAAAGAGCGGGTTTTGTCTTTGGATTCTTTGAAAAAAATGGCGCAAAGAGGTCAGATTAAAAGAGCTAGACAAGGCAAAGGCCTTGGAAACCCAGCGCTATACATTTACAACTCATTACCAGAGCGTTTCAAGAACATCATCGAGCACGATCTCGGGATTAACCCATACGAAAAGAAAAGCACGATCCATTTTTCGGAGTTTCTCAAGTCGGATGAAAACGCAGCGGCTTACTTTGCTAATTACGAGCTGGAAGACGGACGTTATCTGTCAGAAGCCAATGCTGATGCTGTAGAAGAGTACACCGCCAATGTTTGCATCTTCAACGCGATTGAAAAAGTGATTGCAAAAGTAACCAGTGCTAATCCAAAGATCAACAAGGCAGAACTTTGGCAGACGATTACTGACTCTGTTCACAATATCAGCGCTGATTTGCGGTTCCGCTATCCTTTTGACCTTCCGGAGAATCCACAGGCGCTGCGTGCTAAGTATGAGAGCTGTATCCTGGATAAATCAAATAAGAGATATCCACGCCCGGGCTATGAAGGTTTGATCCATCAGAACTATTGTAACGTTAATACTTTAAAGATCACCAAAGAGGTTGGAGAATGGTTAATCGCATACTACGCCCTTCCGGTAAAGTACAGCATCCCGGAAGTTTGGACCATCTACGAAAATAGCCGCTCAAAAACAGGCTTCCCAAGGCTTTCCGAATCTGCAATGCAAAATTTCCTAATGAAACCTGAAAATGAGCGCATTTGGCTAATGGCCAGAGACGGAAAAGATGCCTATATCAATCGTTTTGGGCATCATATCAAGAGAAATAAAGAAGTCCTCTTCCCGAATGCACACTGGGCGATTGACGGCTCCAAACTGGATTCTATACACTATTTCGATAATGCAGCTAAAATGGCGGCAATGATGAACTACGATATCGTGATTGATGTTCACAGTGAGAAGATCCTCGGTTGGTCCTTCTCAGAGACTGAGAACCACGTGGACCACTTCAAATCCGTAAAAATGGCGGTTAATACTGCCGGTGCAAGGCCTTACCTGTTTACTTATGATGCCCAGTCAGGTCACAAAATGAAGACAATGCAGGATCTGTATAGCAGATTAGTTGCCAAAAAGGGTGCGCATTATCACCATAAAGTTGGGCGTAAATCTAACCCTATTGAGCAGGTTTTTGACCGCTTCCAGCAGCAAGTTGTTAACAAACGTTGGTTTTCGGACAAACAATCCATCAGATCCAAGCGAAGCAACTCCAAGGTGAATACTGATTTCATCAGAGAGTTCAAAGGCGCATTACCAACCAAAGAAGAGCTATACAAACACTTTATCGTGATGGTGAACGAGTGGAACTCGATGAAACACCCAAAAATCAAAGGAAAAAGCCGTAATGAGGTGTATAATATGACAACCGAGCACCGCCAAGAACTGGATGCCTTCGATCAGATTTCAATGTTCTGGCTTACGGAAACTAAGCCAAAACTATACAAAAAAGGCGGAATGATGCTGACGGTTGCCGATGTAGATTACGAGTTTGAGGTTTACGACAAAGACAACCAGGTGGATGAAGTTTTTAGAGAAAAATATGTCAATGAAAAACTGATCGTGTGCTACGATCCCGAATATCTGGACGAATACATCAAACTCTACACGCTCAACGAAAAAGGGCAAAAGGTTTTCGCAGCATACGCCCAGAAAAAACGCCAACATACGCAGGTACCATTTCTTACCACTGCCGAAAGTAAGGCGCAAATGCTCAAAGATATGGCGGTGAGAGACCGGGAAATGATGCGAAATTGGGAGCAATACCAACAGATCGCAGAAAAGACCGGTATAACGAGAGAAAAACTCGTGGATGAGCAGAACGATATGATTAACAACAATTGGGAGCTCGACGCCAAGATGATTGCCTACGGAACCAAGGAAGAGCAGCAAAAGACAAACAAAAAATCACTTTTCGACAAAATAACAAGCAACTAACAAACATCAGATATGAATCAGAAAGAAAAAATCGCAATCGTAGACCTGCTCCGCAACTACGTTGAACAGAAAGGCAGCCAAAACAAAGCTGCCGCAGCTCTCAAAGTTTCCGGCGCTGTAGTTTCTCACCTGTTGAACGGCAACTGGGAACCTTACACCGATGATATGTTCAGAAAGATTGGGGCGCAAATTGGCTACAACTCCAAAGAATGGCAGTTTGCGGATACTACCAACTCAACTGATATTTTGGAAAACCTGGCAGATGCCAAACAAAATTCCCTGGTGTTGACTTTAATTGGCCACGCAGGAGCCGGTAAGTCTGCAACGACAAAGAAGTTTGCAGCCGAAAACAAAAACGTTTTCCGTATCGAATGCGGACAGTATTGGGACCGGGTTTATTTTCTCTCCGAAATCCTCTCACAAATGGGCGTTAAAGACTTTGATCCAAAAGTATCAACAATGATGCGGGATATTGTTTCCGGGCTTAAAAAGCTGGACAAACCGCAGCTCATCATTGACGAAGTGGACAAGCTGGATGACAAAGTACTACTCTTTCTTATCACGTTTTACAACGAACTGGCCACGCACTGCTCTATTATCATTCTCGCCACGCATTTCCTAAAAAAACGGATTGAGGATGGCATCAGGTTAAGAAAAAAAGGTTACGAGGAAATAAAAAGCCGCTACGGTTCTTACATCGAACTGGAAGATACTACCGCCAAGGATGTGAAACTCATCTGCGAGGCCAACGGATTGGATGACAACAGAAGCATCAACGCCATATCTGCCAACAGCCGTGGCGATCTGAGAAAGGTGTACAACGCCGTAATAGCATCAAGAATCGACGAAAAAAGAAAAATTACAGCATAATGGCAGAATACAGATACCACCCGGAAATTGAAGGATTAAAAGTGAATGAAGACGGTTCCGAGGTTTTCCTTCATGATAAACCAGTCGAGCTCAAAAAAAAGCGAAGACCAAGCGGATACATCTATCGGTATTTTTTTTACAAAAAATATCAAATCGGCCTCGCTAAAATAGTTTTGGAATGCTGGAAGGGATTAGCCGATAACAAGAGTTTGACAGCTATTCATATCAACGATGTTAACAACTTCCATTACAGTAATCTCAAATGGGGAAAGAAGGCCGGAAACAACCGCTTTCCACAAAAATTAACAGAAGATCAAAAAAAGGAAATATTAGAAAAATTAGCACAAGGCCAACAGGGCGCCGCGATAGCACGAGAATACAACGTCAACAAAAACGCAATATATCAACTCAAAAACAAAACCTAAATCAATGGCAAACGACTTCTTTTCTGTGGATGAGATTGAAAGCACAAAGTTTAAAGATTTTGACTTTCAGGGAAAATGGGAGGCATCGTTTGGCAAACCAGAAGCCCGCGGCGTTTGGATCATCTACGGAAAATCTTACAATGGAAAATCCTCTATGATGATGCAACTGGCGAAATATCTAACAGGTTTTGTGAAGAACAAAGTTCTTATCAATTCTCTGGAAGAAGGCAAAACCAAGTCTTTTCAAATGAATGTTGACCGCTCCGGGATTGCCACTGTAAAAGATAAAGTATTGTTTGGTAATCGGGTTCCAATGGCCCAGGTTTTTGAACGCCTTGACAAACAGCGTAGCCCGGAGATTATTATGATAGACAGTTTGCAATACTGGAAGATGAACAAAAAAGACTTTGAACATCTCCGCGAAAAGTACCGGAACAAATTATGGATTTTCATAAGTCAGGCAGATAAAAGCGGAAACCCAAAAGGATCGCTTGCTGAGGACATCAAGTTTGATGCAGATGTTAAAATCAGGGTTGAAGGTTTTACAGCTTACCCAGAGAGCCGTTTTGGAGGCGGCGAAGAGTTTATTATAGATGCCGAACGTGCGGCCAATTACAGAGCTAAAATAGAATAACCATGACAGACCAGGACAGCAACAGATTTATAGAGCTTACAACCGCTCTACAATATGACAGTTACGGCGAAAAGTACCTAACGGACTTTGACCGGATGCTTATCCAGCAGAACCGCAGCGCACTACTGAACAGCAGGCCTTACCAACTGCCTCCAAAAGTAGAAGAAAAGATTGAAACTAAACTAGAATATATCAAAACAAAAAACTGGGAATGCCCAGAGTATTAAGATGGAAGAAATAGTAATACAGGCTTTGAAGAATGTTATCCAATCAGCTAAAGACTATGAATTTTTTATAAGACAATGCTTTTCAAAGCTTAAAGAGATAGACAAGGAAGTTTTAATTGATATGAAAAAAGAAAATCCAAAAATTAAGGAACTTCTTTCAGAGTTTGAAACAATTTATAAAAGAATAAACGAAGAAATATAATGAGCACAGAAATGTTTCCACCAGACGAAAAAGAGCTTGAGCAGATTATCGCAGGTCTTAAGGCTCGGCTAGAAGATGACAGTTACCAGGAAGAGTGGATCAAGATACACGATGAGCTGATGTACCGAGAAAAACAACTTAGAGAATTAACCCAAACAAAATAACGCACTATGAGTATAGACATCAACGCACTTTCTCCGGAAGAGAAAAAAGCACTTAAGAAAAAACTAGAAGACGAACGCAAAGAAGAACTGCGCCAGGAACGTGAGAAAAAAGAACTTTTAAAATCATTGGAAAATGATGTAGTTCTCGGTGAGATCGACTTCTTTATTGACAAACGGCAGGATATCGAAGTTAGAATCGAAAACCTCTTTAAAAACATCGAAACGGCCATTGAGTTGAGAGCGGAAGTTTACGGCAACAAAAAAAGAGAACAGGACAGCCACACCTTTACCCTGGATGATGGTTCCGCAAGTATCAAAGTTGGCTTTAACGTACGCCCCTCTTTCAATGGTACCGAGGCTGAAGGCATCGTGAAGATCCAAGAGTATATGAAAAGTTTGGCCGGTGATACCGACAATGAGAAAATCTTAATGGATATGATTAAAATTTTCCTCAAAACAGATTCCCAAGGCAACTATGATCCAAAGAAAGTAAGAGAGCTTAACAGCGTAAGAGATAGAGCCAACTCGGAGCTTTTCAATGCCGGGATGGACATTATTAACGAGGCTATGATTGATATCAGAACATCACGCTACGCCAGAGGATATAAGATGGTCGATTTCGGATCCGGTATTATCAAAAGAGTAAATTTTAATTTCTCAATTGATTGATATGATAGCCCTAATAATAACAACCGTATTTGCTTTTGGCTTTGCCATAGGCGTGTTGGCAGGAATGCTCATTAGCGAGCTTGTAAATCGAAATGTTGATTTGTCCAAACCTAACAACGATTACGATTAAAACCTTTCCTCCGAAATTAGGGTTAGTGGTAAAAAGAGTCGAGATACAGAGTAGGCGCCCACTTTCGCAGGTTCGATTCCTGCCGGAGGATCAAAAAATAGATATATGAAAGCAATTATTGCCTGTGAATATTCAGGTTTAGTGAGAGAAGCATTTGCAGCAAAAGGATGGGATGCTACAAGTTGTGATTTGCTTCCGACTGAAATACCGGGAAAGCATTATCAAGGTAATATTTTAGATATTATTAATAACGGTTATGACTTGCTGATTGGGTTCCCCCCTTGCCAATTTATGACATCTTCAGGATTATTTAGATGTAGGGTTGATAAATATGGCGAAAAAGCATTAGATAGAATTAAAAAAAAGCACGAGGCAGTTGAGTTCTTTTTCCAACTTTGGTTTTCTAATATTAAACATATTTCGCTTGAAAATCCTACAGGATATATTTCAAGTAGCATTTTTAAACCCACACAAATAATTCACCCATACTATTTTGGGGAAAAACAATTAAAAAGGACCTGCCTTTGGTTAAAAAATCTACCTCCGTTAGTCCATTCTCCAGGTGACTTATTTACTCAAAGAACGCACTCTGATTATCCTGAACCGTCGAGCGTAGAAGTCAAAACTGGAAAGAAAAGATATTTTACAGATTCTTTATCCGGTGGCAAATTTAAAACTGCCCATCAAAGAAATAAAACATTTCAATCGATTGCTAATGCAATGGCAGAACAATGGACAGAATATATTTTAAACAAATAACAGATATGGCAACACTTAAAAAACTCATGACCTTACTTTCTTTAGAAGGTCTCACATCGCAAAGGGCTGAGATCATCAGCCACTTTACAGCCGGCAGAACCAGCTCCGCCAAAGAACTACAACCGGCAGAACTCGCAGAACTCTGCGCCGTTTTGGATAAAAACACTTTAAAACTGGATCAAAAGCGCAAACGCTGCATCCGTGCCCAGTTTGCGGTGTTTGAACTGATGCGCAAACAGGTGACAATGGACTATGTGAAAGCATGCATTTGTCGCCGGGCAAAGGTTGACAATATCAACGAGATCACATCCGTGAAATTGGATAATATATACAACGCCCTGCTGGATGCTCAGAAGCAACTAAGGTTCTCCGGCCGCCTTGTAGATGTTCATTTGTTAGAATCTCAAACCTACAACTAAAATGAGCCTTAAAAAACGAAAATCAAAACTGTCTGAGCTGTTCCCAGAACGTGAAGCTATCCGAGTGAAACCAATTAGTAACAAACCAACGTTGAATAAAAATGAATTACGAAACCCCCGCAGAACAAATCCTCCAGTATCTCAATGAGCTGGCCGGTAAAAGGTTTAAGCCTATAAAGAGCAACCTAACGCCCATTATCGCACGACTGAAAGACGGTTACACGGAACAGGAACTCAAAGAAATTGTGCAGGTCAAAACGCTGGATTGGAAGAATAACGAGGTGATGAACCAGCACCTTTGTCCAACAACGCTTTTCCGCCCTGGCAATACAGATAAATATCTCAACTACATTCTAGCAATCAAAGAAAATCCCCAGCAATATGCCAGATACTTCGCAAAAATCAACAACGTTAGCACAAGTGCAGCAGACAACGATGATGAGCTTGAAGCAATGTTCGGAGAAGAGTGATATTAATTTGCAGCTCGTAAAAATTGAAAATGCACTTTCTGTTCCTGAGGTTATCAAGAGTAGTCCGCTAATCTGTACAGAAGGGAAAAAAAACGATGTTGTAAAACAGATCATCCGCATCATCGAATATTTCCTGAAGATTGTAGGCAAGGAGATGGAAGTTTTCCAAATCCAGATCCTTGCCGGTGATCTTTATGACAGGTTTAAAACCGATACAGTAGATGATATCATCATCCTCTTCAAAATGGCCAGAAAGGGCGAATTTGGAAAGGTTTACAAGATAGACAACTTTGAGGTGATGCGCTGGGTTGATGAGTATTTTTTGCACAAATCTGCCGAACGTGAAAAGATGATTGAAAAGGAAAAAAACAGTTTCAAAAAACAATCCGTTGAAACGGCAATGAGTGACGAAGCTTACGCCAAGTTTACAGAGTTGCAAAAACGGATTTCTGATCCTATCAAAAAAAGAGCTGAGACCTTCAGCATTAGCAAGGCTTTGAAAAGTATGGACGGATATCTGGAAGACCTGGACAAAACCAGCCAAAAGTTATCCGATAACGATTTGAAATTTGAAATCATTAAAACGCAAAACACCAACAAACAAGCCTGGGAAATTTTAGTACTGGAACAGGAACGCAGAAAACAATTAAAAATCAATTCAATATGAAAGCAAAAAAAGTTATTTACAGCAGATTAATCTCAAAAGGCAATTACGAAAATGCCAAAATTGAAATTGAATTAGAAGTTGAAGAAGGCGAAAAGGCATCAGATGTTTTTGAAGCTGCAAAAGCATTTGTTGAAAAACGTGTTGCCGTTGAAAAATTATCAGACTATACAATTGAAAGAGCGAAAAAAGTAATGGACGACAAACGAAACCACACTCTGGCTCAAATTGAGGAAGCGGAAGAAATTTTGGCAAAAGTAAAAGTAGATGATGAATTGCCTTTTTAGGTGGTTCGTCAGTGCTTGCCAATAACGATCGGGTGCTTGGCGACAGTAGCCGTTGAACGTTGGATTTGTGTGTGGGAAGGCTATTTCGCCAAACACGTGTTATAGCCAGTAGCGGTTTAATTAGTAGAAACTCAAATTTGAATACAAAATGAAAGCAAAAATTGAAAATAGAAACGGTGTTGACTACTTATCATTTACACCTAAAGGAATGAGATTTCCAACGCAAATACCTGTAATTACCAAAGGTAGTAGAGATGAGGCAAACGCTTGGACTTGGAACGGAAGCCTTGAAATGCCAACCGTTCGCCCAAGTGTAAGAACTCAATACGCCAACGAAAAAGGCGAAATGGTAATGATACATTATTGGTTAAACGATGGCGTTTGTCAATGCCTGATCGATTGCACCGATGGTAATGCTGGTAAGAACATCACTTTAATCGAAGTAGTGTCGTAGCTATTGGCTATAACACAAAAATAGACGCAATGAAATAAATAAGTAATAAATGATAAACCTCACCGAAAAACCACCAGACCTCGTAGCAATGGAAATTAAACAACTTTCTGAGACGGATTTTTATAATCTAAGTGAAAATGATAATGGGATTTTTTATTACAAATCCGACTGGCCAAGATGGTTTTGCTTTGTGAAATTACCAAATCAAAGAGCATATCGAAATATATGGAATGTTGAAAAACACGCTTTTGAATGGATGAATAAATTTAAAGAAGATTTTAATAAATGATTAACCTAACCGAAAAAGCCCCCGACCTAATCGCAATGGAAATAAAAATGACAATCCCACAGACAGAAATCTTCGCTTTCCTTCAAATGAAAGGTTACGAGATAAAAGCGTTTACCAAAATCTATGAACCTACAGAAGAAATGCTAACCAGCGAGCCGGGTTTTACTTACCAGACGTTTACCGCCACAAAACCCGGAGAAGAGCAGAGTTTTAAAAACCACTATTTAAAAGTGTTTGAAAGGGAGATTAATGAGTTTTTAAAAGGTTTTAAATGAGTTTAAATAGTTTTTTTAATAAAAAATTGGCACTTTCAAAAAAAATTGTACTTTTGAAGTGCAAACACTGTTGAAGAAATTCAACAAACAACATCAACGATAGGAACCTCCTTCTCAGGCGAGCCGAAAGTTAATTACTTCGGTGCTCTGTTTTCAACAGTGTTTGCAGGCCGTAAAGAGTTGGGGGTTTCGTATTTAAAATTTTCAGCATGCAAACAGGAAATTTTTCGCAGATTAATCTGCAAGTTACCGCAGAATTAGCGGTCAATGTGATTCCAAATCTGGAACACGAGTTTTTAATGACCACTAAAGAAGTAGCTCATGGTTATGGGACTTCTGACTATGTCATTAGAAAAACCAAAGAACGCCACGATTTCGAACTTATTGAGGGTAAACATTATTTTATCGCTGGGACATTTTGTCACGGCGAAATGCAACTGCCTCACAATGCCGTACTTTGGACAAAACGTGGAATTGTTAGACTCGGTTTCTTTATCAAATCTGAAAGAGCAAAACTTTTCAGAGATTGGGCGGAAGATGTAATTATCCAAACTTTGGAAAGTGGCGAAAACTTTCTGCAACCGGTTCCGGTTCTTACCGCTCCAAAGAAAAGAAATCACAACCGCCTCACTCAAGAGCGGATGATTGGTATTTTGGCAGATGTAGCAAAGATTGAGGATTCTGCACTTCGTTTAAGTTTAATCTCAAAATTAGGCGTGTGATGGATGCAGTATTAAAACAAAACTTGGAGCATTTTCTTACAAAAATGGTAGATCCAGAAGGTTTGGCGCAATCGCTAAGACGATTTAATTTTGAAGCTGTAAAAATGCTTCTCAACACTGAAAATGATGATTTTGTACGCAAAGATTGGTTTGCAGATGGTCATTACTATATTACTGAGCTCTGCGAGATTCTTTCGCCTTGTTTGGAAGACAAAGAAAAATAATTAACTTTACAACCGTCCTCAAATGGACGGTTTTTTTTATTATGGGATTTTTCGACAATGTAAAAAGCGGTTTAGAAAACGCAAAAGCCACAGTGCAAAGTGCACAGCAAGATTACAATTCTTCTAAAGTTTCGCCTTATCTTTTGCAGGGTGAAAATGTGATTTATACCAAATCTGTAAAAGAAGATTTTATTTGTCTTACAGAAAAAAGACTTGTTTTTGTAAATGCTAACTTACTATCTTCCAAAAAAGGCATTACGTCTATTCCATATAATAAAATTACGGGAGTATCTTTAGAAAAAGGAGGAATGATGAGTTTTAGTAAGAATGTAATAGTATGGGTAGGTTCTAAAGATATCGTTATTGATACTTGGAGTACAGAAGCTGCATTAGAGTTATTTCGTTTACTATCTGAAAAAACGTTATAAAACTCGACTTGCAAAAACCAAAAGAACTTTTTATTTTTGTGCTAATGTCTGATAACCATAGATTTTTGGCGAGAAATAAACAAGTTAGGATATTCTTTGATAATCTCGAAAGAAAGAATCCAAACTGGAGAATTGGCGCACTAGAGAAAGCCACAGCAGACCAATTTTACATCAGCGAAAGAACTGTAAGATCTATTTTAAAAGGTTCTGGAATTTATACTTTTAAAAGCGCTTAATTAAGCGCTTTTTTTGTGGAATGAAAATTGTTTGTATATTTGCATATATAAATAACCTTTTGTGCGAGTTTGGATTGCAGTTCCAAATCGGCGGCAAAAGGTTATTTTTTTATAAGATTCTCTGTTATTTTTTCGCTGTCTGAGATTGAATAAAAAATCATTTGCTTATCAACGCTTTCTTTTATCACAAGCCAGCTTTTTTCGTTCAAAACTTTTATTTCTAAAATGTGAGCAAATGGATAAATGTCCGTTCCTTTAAAATCAGATTTTCCTAAATATCTTGCAGTTTTAATAATGTTTTCAATATTCTTTAAAATGTTTATTTTTTCATCAAGATGCTTATAAGGTTGACTGGCAAATTCTTTTATTTGTCTTGTAGTAAATCCAATATCATAAGGTAAATCTTTATGAGAGATCTTTAAATCAAGAAGATTATTTTTTCCAAATTGATTGATTTCAGCACGCTGTTTTTTGCGTTTTTCCTTTTCTTCATTAACGGGTATCGGTTTATCATCTGATGACATATTTGTTTTATAAAGCCACTTTTTAGCGTTCTTTTTCGCTTCTTTTGCTTCACTTACAGTAATATTACTTTCATACGCAGAACCACCGAAAACCTTCCCACTCTCAACAGGATTGTTTGCAAACTCTATTTTAGTCTGGAAACCTCCCGGAACTGTGGTAACCTCATCATCTGTCTGCTCAAGGTCACACCTGCAACCCCAATCCAAAGGAGGTGTGTGGGATGTCCAAAAAGGATCATTAAATGGGCGAACGGTGCCATCTAAAACTTGGTGGTCTTTTCGTACTCTCGCATCGCCTACGCTTACTAATTTTAGATTTGGGTATAATTCCACATTTCGCTCAAAATCTTTTAATTTTGAGGTCATATTGGCAACAGCAATGGTGTGATGGCGTTCAGTCTCCAACCAACGGTAATTGTAATCGTCAGAAACTTTCAGAGCTTCCTGTTTAAAGTCGGATTTGCTTCTCAGATGCTTTCCATCGGTCAACAGAGATTCTACCTCTTTTTTGAAAGATGTTTCTTTGAAAGCGGAAAACTCGGCAATATTTTCTTTTAAAGATTTGGCTAAATCCTCATCATAGAACTCTAAATCTGGACTATAACCAACATCCACGGCTTTGGAAAGTTTCTCATTGTAGAAACTCCAAAGCTTTTGCCGAGTGACAAAAGAAACATTCTTTTCGTTGAAAAGTTCCTCTAGATAGTCCTCAATAAGCCTGCTCAAACCGAAATCTGCAACCAGCTTAATAGGTTCGTGACTGCATTTTGATTTATAGTGTAATTTGAGCAGGCTTAGAGCTTTCCCTTTGTTTCTTCCGTCTTTTTTCCGCCTTCCGGCATACTTTCGATTTCAGCGCCGTAGGTTTCTTCCAGATAGCTTTTTTTAAGAACAATTCCGTTCTTCATCAAAACATCATCAATTTTAATTTGGTCGTTTGGATCTTTGGTTTGCGAAACGGCAATTTTATAACCTTCAGGAATATTGTAGCCAATAGCACGCATTGCTGGAACAACTTGATGATTAAGAATTGAAAGCATTTTCTTTTCATCCCCGAAAATCAATTCGCCTAAAGTGTTTTCGTGAACGTTTCCCTGCGCTTTGCTGGCTCCGTTCTCAGTGGTCATCGTTTGGTGCAAAACCAATTTGGAAAGCTCGGCATCCAAAGCTTTAATTTTCTGATAAAATACATTGAAAGCATCGGCTTTTGTATTCTCTTTGATTTCGATTTCTGTACCGATTGGGAAAACACCATAAGGAGCGGAACCCATCTCTTCCAGCCAACCTGCAACTTCTTTTTTTACAGTTTCAGATTGAGAAGCTACTTTCGCAATTCTGATAGGAATACCAAACAATTCCTCAAACTCGTCCCAACTTCCCCAGGAATGCCGTTTTAGAATTGTGTATGGCGCAGCTTTTTCCAGAAGGCCGACAGAATCGTACATTTGGCAATATAAAAGATCTGGAAAATAATCTTTGTAAGGAAGGCCTTTATTGAGTTCAAATTCAGAAAGCAACATTCCAAGCTCTGGCACTACCAAACGTCGGTCTATTAGTTCAACCTCATTAATCTTTCCTTTTTTATAATCTTTGAACCAAAGTAACGAGTAACCTCTGTAAGTTGATTTATGAGTCTCTTCCAGCACTTTTTCAAACCACGGCTCATCTTTGATATACTTGGTACAATTATCATCTTTTTTGCCTTCCGGATTGACGAAAATGAAATCTTTGTTAGTTGTTCTCAGCGTTCTATTTTCAGTGATTCCAGTCAAGTGACCATCCAGCATAATATCATCATAAACCTCTTGCAAAAGATAAGTTCTCGGCATTTCTACATTATAACGTGCCTGTCTTCCAGCTTGCCAATGATTGATTTCTTTTCGCCATAATTGTCGGGAACGCTTGATCTGGTCAACTAAAAACTTTGTGACTTTATCTACGTTGTTTCTGTCGCCTTTGGCAAGCTTTAAAGAGTTTTTGAACAAGTTGCCTTCTACGGTTGCGCTTGCTGTCTGATGAAATTTCATAATTATATTTTTACCGGTTAAAAACTTTGTCAAGTTCTTTGGTTAGTTTCTTTTTGATGTTATTTTCTAAGGTTGCAGATTTGCCCATAAACTGGCGCTTTGGCATTCCGTCCAATCCTTCATTGTGTCTTTGTCCGTAAGCTTTATATGTATAAAAAACCACTCTTTGGCGGTTTCTTCTGGCTCGAAACGAATTACTGAGTTTGTCGCCTCCTGTATCGTGACCGACTAAAATAGCTCTGCCTTGGTTTTTTTGTCCAAAACGGTTGAGACTTCCAGCGGTGCCAACTCGGTTGGTTTTATATCGCGTTAAATCTCGTCCATCTCTTTCGGTTTGGCGTTTTTTCCAAGCTTTCTTTGTTCCATCGTTAAAGCCTTGAGTTCTGAAATTACTTTTGATAAAGTTTAAGCCTTCAACTTCTACAATGATTGGAAGTTTATCTGGAATAGTTCGCATTGCTTTGTCGAGAAGCTTTTGCAAATCGTCTAATCCTGCCATTACCAATGATTTCTATAAGATTTGTTGCTTTTGAGTTTGTAAAACCCAACATCTTGCACAGAGCCGTCTTCGGTCTCTTCCTTTTTTGGTGGAAGATTCGCACGCCATTCTCCTGCGGCAACTTTCTCCAGCCAATTCATTGCCTCGTTGTAATCGTCGGCTTGATCTCTAGGAACTCTCTTTCCTCTTCGCTTAGGAATTTCATAGATAACTAAGGCTTTGAGATATTTCACTAAGGTTTTATTACGTTCATTGTCTTCTTTTGCAAAAGCCAATTCCATATCGTAGTAACTTCCGAGATAGGTTTTCATCACGTCGATACATTCCTCAATAATTTCCTCTACGATATTATCATCGTTGTTAGTAATGAGGTCAATAATTTCTGTTGTTGCAACAGTCTTTAAATCGTCTTTAATTAGAAATGGCATACACTATTTTTTAGAATTAGCTTTAAAATATTGGCTGTCAGAGTAGGAAATGTAATAGTAACCTTCAAGCTTATGATTGTGGAATTGTGGAAACCCCAAAATATCGACGCCGATTTGAAAGGCTATGTTTTTTAGAAATTTTTTCATTGTAAGTTTATTTTTTGATTCTGATATTTTGGATTCAATCGGCGATAAATCATTGTTTTGAAACTTTGGCGATAACTCATCATTGCATCCATAGAACTTTCTTCGGTTTCATCTTCGGTTTGTTGGAGTGGCCGGAATTGGGTACCAAATAAAAACTGCAGTTTTTCTGCAATAGCATCGAGCAAATCAATTTCAATCAATCCGCCTTCCGGGTCTGATGTCTTATTATGCTGGTCCATCCAACCGTCTTTACAATAGAAAATGACATCAACAATTGTATTTCCTTCTTGGTTTTGCTCGGTCATCGTTTCATATTTGATAGACGAAATTCGAATCAGGCAAGCCGTGTAATATTGCCCAAAATCTTTTCCATCATTCTCAAACTGCTTTCGGTACAAATCCACATATTCTAATTGCGGAATGGTTTTCAACGCATTTTTGACCGCAATAAATAATTCTTTTCTAGGTGTCATATTCCTCGTCTTTTCTTTTTCCCGATTACGGGTTTCTTTCCTTCGTTTCCCTGATCTTCTGAGAATCCAAAAAATGTTTGGGCTAGTGTTATTGCTCTTTCTAATGTATCAGGTGCATCATCATTAGAGGATGTGCCTTTTTCAAAAGCTAAAACTTGTTTCATAAATATTTCGTAATGCTCTTTTGACCTAGTTTTAAGAGATTCATCCCAATACAATATTTTTCTAAACAGAGCATTTCTAATTGCTGCTGCAATACGATTATGTTTGTCGCCTTCCTGATGCATTGGCATAGGAATATTAGGACATTTGTTATCCTCGGCAGCTTGTAGAATGATAGGTGTATAGACAGCTTGTTGTGCCGCTGTTGCATCAAAGAAGCCCATCATATTATAACCTTTAAGAAGATATTTTCTAAACCATTGGGCGCGAACCTCCATTGCTGAATTAATTTCGCATCGTTCACAGAAAACTTCTAATACATAAAGTTTAATTCCTTTAACTCCTAATACAACACCTGCTTTATAATCACCGGGTCCAGTATATGATAAATCCCAGTGGTCTATAATTGCATCAAAAACTTCGTTTTCTGCAATTCTTGTGTGTATCATTTCGTGAGCCTTAAATAGCTTACCTTCTTCTATAGGATTATTAAAGTCTTCTCTTTGTGAAGTGTAATAATCATCGTCTTCTACAATATCAATAACATCTTCATTTGTGTAGCGTTCTTTCCAAGATGGCTCCCAATCTTTTAGTGTTCTGCAATTTTCTCTAGTGATGTTTTTAGTTGCTAAATTGACACGGCTGATATCTAAGTGTTTACTGTCTTTAAATTTTTCTTTTAAGAAATCCAATAAACCGTCCTTAACAATATAATTGTTTGGAATAATCAACCGACCACGGGTTTTATGAAATGCCTTTTTAAGATCTCCGGTTATTTTTTCGCCATATTTTCGCACCATTTCTGGGCGTTTGGCTCTGTCTCTGTCCTCGCAGTCATCCACGCTTGCAAAATCTGGTCGAAACTGACCAAATCTCAAACCTCTAAAGGGTTGATTTAATCCTAAAGCTTTAAAGAATCTACCATCTTTCGTTTGAAATTCTCCATCAGCCCAATTTCCATAGCTCAATTGCTGTCCAAAATCTTTGATGATCCTTTCGTTACTTTCAAAGTGCATCTGTAAATCACTTAATAGGATTTTCGAAAGTCCTTCATTTGCCCCAATCAATAGCGCAAAAAACAATTCGTTATTTTCTTTCAGATGCAAAATGTTCCCGACGTTGGTATGAATAGATTTTGCAGCTCCACGAAACCACTCTCTAAACTGTCGTATTTTATTGTCTTTGAATACTTTCTGATAACTATCGTGATGAAATTTAGCACTAGGAGCATCAGCTAAAGGAAGCCCTGAATTTACGCCAAAGTAATAGTCAAAGAATTCGATGTAATTCTCTGGTTTTAAAAGGCGCTTGATGCGTTCCTGCTGTTGGTCTGTACTTTCATTCTCCAATGATTTTGAAGTTGCCTCCTGAATCATTTTGGAAAGCATAAAATACCTTTCCTTAGCTTCCTTTAGTTCAGTATTAGTCATTTTGCAAAAGTTCAGTTACATAAGAATCAAAATGAGGTCGGACTTCTTTAATCAGCTCTAATAATGAATCTCTTTTCTTACCAATATTTTTACCTGCTTTTTCCAACATATATGAGCAAAAGCCATCTATACTTTCCATCGTGTAAACGGCAACTTTTTTACTGTCAGTAATTCTATCGAAAGCGGCAACCACCTTGGAAACATCGTCCGCTTTATAAGGTAACGGCTCTCCTTTTTCAATAGCTAAAGCCATTTTTAAAGTTAGTTTTCTAATGGTTGAAGGTTTCAAAGAAGCCAATTCTTTTTCTTCATCCCATTTATCTTCATCCCTCCATTTTCCCAGAGTTTTTACTCCAATACCAATGATTTCAGAAATATTTGTAATTGTAAAACCTTTTACAAAAAGCTCTTTTCCTTGTGATTTTTTATAGTCTGCATCAGCAGCTTTAAGTCTTGCCATTAGTTTTTATATTTTCCGTCAACTGTCAATTTTCCTTCATCTGTGAAAAAGATGTCATTCACATCTACACCGTCATACTGTAGGTTTTTCTTGGCTTCTATCAAGATTGGAGTGATGTCATCTTCATTCAACATCTGATCTATTCCCACACCCATCTCCGGATATTGTTTGTACTCGCCTTTGTAGGCCATCAGAATGTGTTTCTGATGCTGATTATCGGAATCATCAATGACGAAATCACCGTCTTTTATTTGCAGATCATCCGTGAATTTGAAGTCTTTCATTTGGGAAAACTTATTGTTTCTTTTCACAAATGTCGCTTCTATATATGTCATAATAAATTTATAAAACAATCATTGCCAGAAAATCGGAAACCATTTCCAAAATATTGGAAACCATTGTTTTGTAATTTTTTTTCGGGGTTCAAATCCTGCAATTTTGTCATCACAATAAGGGCAAACGCTCACAGAATTAAATGGAATACAAGTTCATAGTAAACACGGAAAATGTAAACTCTTACGGATACAGAATTATCACGGAAGGCATAGAGACTACACAATACGAAAGAAATCCGGTTGTATTGTTTATGCACCAGCGCCCAGATTATAAACCAACGGGAGATGAAGTAATTGGACGTGCAAGACTAGCAAAAGAAGGTGATCAGCTTTTAGCTTACATCACTTTCGATACTGAAAATGAATTTGCCGCCAAAATTGAAAAGAAGGTTAAAGGCGATTTCATCAGAATGTGTTCAATGTTCGCAGATGTGATTGAAGCTAGTTCCGACCCGGCATTAGCTATGCCTGGACAAAAGTACGAGACCATTACAAAATGTAAACTGATAGAAATCTCAATTGTTGATATCGGTGGAAATGATGATGCAATCCGCTTGTCTGCTCACAACGGAACTACTCCAAAAATTAAATTACTTAATCAAAATACAATGTCAGAAGTTAAAACAATTGCGATTGCTTCTATTGCTCTCGCACTAGGCAAAAGCACAGATAGTTCAGAAACTGTGATTTTGGAATCTGTAGCACAATTAAAATTGTCACTAGAAAAAAAAGAAACCGAAGTTACTGAATGGAAGGATAAATACATCGCTCTCCAAAAATCCGAAGCCGAAACCATCGTAAACAAAGCGGTGAAATTGGGATTAATCCCAGAAGATCTTGCGGAAGGTCAAATCTCATTATTTGAGAAAGACTTTGATGGTCAGAAAGTGAAGCTTTCTAAACTCATCGAAGAAAAAGAAGAGGCAGATGCAAAAGACGGAACCAACGCCGCTATTCAAGCCGTGGTTCTGGCAGGCGGAAAACAAACACCGGTTAACACAGGCGAAGAATCTTTTGATTTTCTACAGAAAAACGATCCTGTAAAGCTTTCAAAGATGAGAGCCGAAGAGCCCCAAAAATATGCTCAGTTAGCGAAGGCGTACGGCGAAGGTGTTAGATGGACTCAAAATTAATTATCAATCAAAAAAATACTCTATTAATATTATGAAAAAGAGACTTTCATTATTGGCTTTGTCCATTAACTTCATTTTGGCTTTTACAGCATCATTTGTATTTGGTCAAGCCTTTCCAGCAGTGGAATTTAATCCGGTAGCTTCTGCCTCTGTTATCACAGTTGGTTATGCAGCAATTACATATTTCGTAACAATGCCAAAAGGCATTCTGAAAGAAGGTTTGCAGACAGAAGTATGGATTGCCGACATCAAAGAGAAACCTCTACCAGACACATCCTTTATCGCACAATCTCAAGATTTATCGGCTTATGTAAATAATAACACTTTGCATCTTGCAGAAGCTGGTGTTGACCCTGATGTTCATTTGAATTACTTTACTGCTAATACAGATGAGTTACCAATCCAAAACATTTCCGACATCCCTCACGAAGTTGTGTTGCAAATCTGGTCAACCTCACAGACACGACATAATAACTTGTTAGAAGCCGAATTGAGTTATGATAAAAGAGCTTCGGTTCTTAACCGTCACAGAGCAGCATTAGCAAAAAATATGGCGCAGAGAACTGCCTTCGCTTGGTCTGCAGCAACGAATGACGAATTTAATAAGATTTTAAATCTTGGTGCAACAGACTCTGTTATCGATGCATTCATCGATATGCGAGCGTTTTTCAAAAAATTAGATATTGATATGTCTAATATGAATGTTATTCTGCAAGCTGACCACGAGGCAAGAATCAGAAAAGAGGACAAAAATCTGTACAAAGAGATTATCTCCGAGAAAGGAGCAACACTTCACGATTTCAAGATTTTCAGCTATTCCAAAACGCCATATTATACGGCAGCAGGTGTGAGAAAACCTTGGGGTTCTACAGTTGAAGCTACTGACAAACAAGCTTCTGTTATCTGGGATTCTACAGAGGTATTCAGATGTACGGGTGACGTAGAAATCTATCCTACGTTGAAACATTCTGGATGGCAGGCTGATTTGTTCTCAATGGGACAAAGAGCCTTGAATGGTAAAATCAGAAGTAACGCACCGAAGTATTTCGGAGCCATCCTTTAATCACTTTTTAATATCTCTTTAAAATGACAGATACAAAACAAAAAGCATTGGACTTCTTTCAGTCCAATGCTGATACAAAAGAAATATTTGCAACCTCCGACGGTTTTCTTTTCCTAAAGAGTTCAGATGCAACGGAGCACGCAAAAGCTTTGAACGCAGATAATCCAGAGGTTGAAACTTTTACTCGAGAAGAAGGCAAATCAAACGCTCCAAAATTGTCAGCCGCTGAATACAAAGAATTGAAAGAAAAGGCTACGGCTGAATACAAAGAGCTTTTTGGCGAAGAGCCAGATTCTAAACTTTCAGGAGCAAAAATTCAAGCCTTGAACGATGGTAAAAAAGCAGAGTTAGAAGATGCGAAAAATTAAATATATAGCCGTGCATTGCACAGCTACACCGCAGACGACATCTATTGATTCTATAAAGAATTATTGGAAAACAACTCTCGGTTGGAAAATGCCCGGCTATCATTTTATTATCAAGCCAAACGGCGAAGTTGTCAATCTTTTATCAATTGATAAAGTTTCCAACGGAGTGCAAGGCTTTAATTCTGAAGCAATCAATATTTCCTACATCGGAGGTGTTGATGGCAAAGGAAAAGCATTTGACAACCGAACGCCAGCTCAAAAAGCAACTTTATTAAGGTTGTTACAGGAGCTACGTGCAAAGTTTCCAACAGCAATAATCCAAGGTCATCGAGATTTCCCCAAAGTAAAAAAAGACTGTCCTTCATTCAATGCTAAAAAAGAATATGAAAACATTTAACATAATCCTTCTCATGGTGTTGTTTGTTTTGGGAGCTTGCCGAACCAATCGGCAGGTTACCCAAACCAAAGAAACGGAAACAGGAAATAGCACTGTAAAGATTACGAAGTATAGAGATACTATTCTCCACGCTCCAGCATCTACAACAGGTTTTCAACTGTCTTTAAACGCACTTGCAAAATGTCCAGACGGTTCCACTCCGAAAAGCGTAGATAAAACCTACACGCAAAAGAACGGCAATGCCACAGCAAAAGTAATTGTAAAGCACGATACCATTACGGTAACTGCCGAATGTGATTCTGTTGCTTTAAAGGCACAAATCAGACAGGATTTTGAAAGTAATAATTCATCATCCAGTGTAAAGGAAAATTCATCATCCGAGAAAACTAAAGGTTATGTTTTTTGGGATTTGGTCAAGGCTTTCGGAATCGGTTTTCTGACTTGTATTATCATTTTATTCATTTTAAAAATATACTTAAATGTTACCATACATAAAGTTTAACATCTCAACCAACGGACTCGGACAGAATGCCGCCGATATCCAAAAGATTCCCGGAATGGTAATCACAGGTGCTACCGTTGTCGGAAAAGCGACAATTGGAAAGTCCTATCAGATTTTCTCTTTGCAGGAAGCCAAGGACTTAGGAATCGAAGAAACCGGAACTAATGCTTTTGCTTACAAACATCTCAAAGCATTCTACGATTACGCAGGGAGTAACGCAGAGCTTTGGTTTATGTTGATTTCTGATGCCACAACAATGACATCAGCTTTGGACAAAGATACAGGCGTTGCAAAACAATTGATTGCAGATGCTGGTGGAAATATCAGAGTGCTTGGAATTGTGAAAAAGCCAACCGAATCTCCAACAATCACCAACGGTCTTGATGCTGACGTATCTACAGCCGTGGAAAAAGCACAAGTTTTGGCGGATGAATTTGCAGACAAATATTTCCCTTTCCGTGTGATAATGTCCGGGAATAATTTCTCAGGCGTTTCAACTGCTTTGAAAGATTATTCTGCCGACGGAAGATATAACCGTGTATCGATTTTCCTTTCAAATACGGATTCTTTGGGCGACGCATCTATCGGATTGGCATTGGGAAGATTGGCATCTACTCCAGTTCAAAGAAATATTGGACGTGTGAGAGACGGAGCGGTGGAAAATACTGCAGCATTTTTCACATCTGGAGGAAAATCAGAAAGTTTATCTGCACAATGGGGCGCTATCCACGACAAAGGTTACATTTTCTTGCAAAACTATGTTGGCCGTTCTGGATTCTACTTCTCCGATGATCCAACATTGACTCAGGTCGATGATGATTTCAAATCATTGGCAAACGGTTTTGTGATGGACAAAGCTGTCCTTTTAGCTTACGATGTTCTTTTAGATAATCTGAAAGATGAAGTACCAATCAACCCAGATGGAACCATCCACCCGGCAATTATCAAATCTTGGCAGGCTGCCGTTGATACCAGAATTAGAAACTTGATGGTAAACGTTGGAAATCTTTCTGATGTACAAGTGAAAATTGATGCCAATCAAAACGTGGTGTCTAGTGGAAAAATTAACATCTCCATTGCGCTCTTGCCTGTTGGATATGCAAAATATATAACCGTGAACATTGGGTTCACAACTAATACCGAATCTTAATTATGCCAGACGTTTTTGACTCAAAACAATACAGTTGGAGCGATGTCTCAGTTGTAGTTGGTGGAAGAATTATTACTGGTGTACAATCTGTTGAATACACCAGAAAACAAGAAAAATCCATCCTCAGAGGACGTGGCAACAAAGGCCACAGAATTCTAAGAGGAAACGAAGATTTTGATGGTAAAATTACAGTTTGGCAATCTGAGCTAGAAGCAATGACCAGAGATGCGCCAGATAAAAACGTACTGAAACTTTCTTTTGATCTCACAGTTGCCTATGTTCCAGAAGATGGTGGGCAAACAGTAACGGATATCTGCAAAACTTGCGAGATTACCGAAGTTAAAAAAGGAATAAACCAAGGTGACGGTAATATGGTGGTTGAACTGCCATTTATCTTCCTAGACTTGGAACCGCAATCATAAAGGTAATTTTTTTCATTTCTATTATTTAAATTTTTCATTAGAAAGCCTGTGCTAATTAGGCACAGGCTTTTTCTTAAAACAACAAAACAAAATGCAAGCAACACAAGAACAAATCCAAGAGTGGAAAGAAAAATTTGGCGGAGTCTATGAACTTCCTATCGAAGATAAATCGGCATTCTTAAAAGAGCCAAAAATGCAGGATTTTAAAAGAGCTTTCACAGCAATGCAAAAAGGCGGAGACATCGCTTTTGGCGAAGAAATGATAAACGCTCTTTGGATTGAAGGTGACGAAGAAATACGAAAGGATGATGAATACTTCTTACCAGCTCGTAAAGAATTGGTTGATTTCTTCAACTATCCGGATGCAAGCATCACTAAAACCAGGAACGGACACGAAATTACTGTTGACGATGCCGTTTGTGTCGTGCGAGTGATTACTCGTGAAGATATCCGTTTGGCCGAGAAAAAAAATCCAGCAAACAAACCATTCCAAACACAGGAGGCTTTGTTTGATATGATTTGTGTGTCAAAAGAATCAGCTTTTGATGATAAAAACAATCCGGGTTACAGATTCCCATTGTACCAGGCCATCGAAAAACTGCAAAATCAAAAGATTGGCAGGCTAAAAAAGCTTTAGACAATGCAATTATCGATGTTGATGATGCATTGGCAAAAGATTACGCAAAAGGAATTGATATTAGGCTTTACAACGCTTATCTCAATTATTATATGCACATACCAAATCCAGAACAACTATCGGATGAGGACTGGTGCGAAAAAATACAAGACCTCCACTTTATAAGAACACAAGAACGAAAAGCTTCTGAAGTAAAATAAAATGAACGCCTACGAATTCATAGTTAGAATGAAAGATTATGCCAGCTCGCAAATTAAGAATGTTGCGAGTAGCGTTGGCGTGGCTTCACGAAAAGCAAAAGACTTCGTAAAAGATCTTGGAGGAATTGAAAGAGAATCCAGCAGAGTTTCTGGAGGATTAGGAAAACTAAAATCTGCGTTAGTTGGTGTTTTTGCTTTTGCCGCCGTTCAGAGTTTTGTAGGGAAAGTCGTCGAAGCTCGGGCTGAGTTTGAAAAATTCGATGCGGTTTTAACCAATACTTTTCAAAGTAAAGAGATTGGCTCTGGCGCTTTGGCAATGCTAACTGATTTTGCAGCAAAAACACCTTATCAACTGAACGAGTTGACAGGAGGTTTCATTAAGTTGGTAAACCGTGGAGTTTATCCAACTTATCAAGAGATGACGAAGTTGGGAGATTTAGCAAGTTCTCAAGGAAAATCATTTGATCAATTGGTGGAGGCTTTGATGGATGCGCAGACTGGCGAATTCGAAAGGATGAAAGAGTTTGGTATCAAAGCTTCGAAGTCGGGAGATACTGTAAAATTGACCTTCAAGGGTGTTACCAAAGAGGTTAAAAATAATGAGCAGGCCATCAAAGATGCTGTTATTGCTTATGGTGCAATGGATGGCGTTGCCGGTTCTATGGAAGTGGTTTCTAAAACTTTGGGTGGCCAACTTTCCAATCTTGAAGATCAATGGTGGGGATTTCTCGTTGCGGTCGGTGGTTACGGTGGCGGTATTTTCGGAGATGTTCTAGGTGGCGCAGCAGATATGTTGCAAATCTTACAAGATCACCTTCCAGAAATCGCTTATTGGTTTGATTTGCTTTGGCAGAACATTTATCCCGTTGTTACAGCTTTTCAAGAATTTTTGAAAGTTGCTTTTGAAGGAGCATTCGGGTTATCATCAGCTTCCGATGCTGCATCAATGTTTGGCGACATAATGAATAGCGTTCTTATGGTTGTCAACTGGTTTACAACTGGATTAATAGGACTTATCAATTTTCTACAACCTGTTGCCCCTTATCTTTTAGATGCGGCGATTGCGTGGGGAATTCTTAATGCCGTGATAGCGATTTCTCCTATTGGATGGATAGTTATTGGAATTGTTGCATTAATTACAGTCATCGGAATGGCAATTAAATATACATCTGGTTGGGGCGATAGTTGGAATAATCTTAAAATGATTTTTGAATTGGTCTGGAATCAAATTAAACTAAGTTTTAATTATGGCGTTCAAAATTTCAAAAACGGATTCAACCTCATTATTCTACACGCTAAAGATGCGGCTCAAACTATTGTAGGAATATTTTCAAAAGTTGGTGATGCCATTAAAATGGCAATGGATGGCGATTTCTCTGGTGCATTTTCCAAAGTAACGGAGAAAGTAAAAACACAAGCATCTGGGGAGATTGAAAAACTAAAGGCTGAACAGACAAAACAGACAGCAGACTATAAAAAACAAACAGCTGCCAACGCAGCAGGAATTGTAAAGGCTGCGAGCGGAATAGGAATATCAGTTGACACCAATGGAATTTCCAAAGATTTTAAAAAACTAAAAGACTCTTTTGGGGGTGTAAAAGGCGCAGAAAAAGGCAATGCCAATGATTATTTATCTTCTATTCCCGGACTTACGGGCGCAGGAAAAAAAGACGATGCTACAGCAGGTGCTGAAGGTAAAAAAGGGAAACAAAAAGGAGACGGAATAACATCTGGAGGAAACAAGATGACGACTATCACGGTTAACATCAATAAGCTCCAAGACCACACTATCATTAATGTTGATAAAACAGAGACAGGTATAAGCAATCTTGGCGAAAAAATCCAAGAAGTAATGTTAAGAGCAGTTAATTCTGTAAACCAAATGCAAACGAACTAATGGCAGAATTTGACTTTAAAGAACTCGTCGCACGTGCGCATTTTGATTATGTTGGTCCCGCTTTTCCCAATTGGTGGGCAACGAATAGAACAAAATTTGTTTTCCCTTCACTCAATGGAATAGGAAAAGATTTGATTTTAGGCGGAAGATATTTTACAACGCTAAAGGTTGCAGACAAAAAAGGCAATCAATATGTGTTTCCAAATGAGCCGCTTCTATCTATCGGATTAGTCAAAACCATTGTGGAAACGGCTACAGTAGGAAAAGAGCGTAAAGGGACGGTAAAAGAATACATCTGTACAGAAGATTACACCATCAATATCAAAGGTGTTTGTGTGAATGAAAAAGATATGGATATCTATCCAACAGAACAGGTGGCAGAACTCAAAAAAATGTTTGAAATCAGCGAAGCTTTGGAAGTGGTTTCAAATCCTTTTTTAGAGCTTTTTGAAATAAGAAATATTGTTTTGAAAGATATCCAGTTTGATGAGATGGCAGGCGAACAAGGCTTGCAAAAGTTTACAATTAGCGCAGTTTCTGACCAAGATTTCTTTGCAGATTTGACAGAAGTAGCTAATGCCAGAAATATTGTAAGTAATTTGAATTTAGCAACATTATACTGATGTACATTTTAGCGGCTAAAATAGAAATCGGAGACTTTGTTTTCCGCTCCGTTAATGAGGTGGAAATTACAAAGAGTGTAGCTGAATTAGTTGATACAGCTATCATCAAAATGCCAACAAAATTCAGAGTAAAATCTAATAACGAGCAAAAGTTCATTGAAGAATGTATCAAGCCGGGCGATAAAGTTAAGATCACGCTCGCTTACGAAGGGAAATATGAAGGTGTTGAATTTTCGGGATTTGTAAAAAAAGTCAATCCAAAAATACCGATGGAAATCCATTGCGAGGATGCAATGTGGCTTTTACGAAGAAAGAATATTGCAAAATCTTGGAAGAAAACAACTTTGAAAGAGGTTTTGCAGGAAGTAGTTTCGGGAACTGGAATTAAGCTTTCAAACAAAATCCCGAGTGTAAATCTTGAAAGTTGGATTATTAAAAATAAAAACGGCACACAGGTCTTGCAGGAAATCAAGGAAACAATGGGAATGAGCATCTTCCTAGATGATGATGGCTCACTCTATTGTGGATTACAACAGGCTACGAATGTCGGTCAAGTTGTACAATATGACCTTAATTATAATTTGGTTGAGAATAATCTGGAGTTTAAAACTTCGGATGAAAAAAAGATAAAAGTAATCTACAGTTGGACAGATAAAAAAACCAACAAGAAAAGGCACTATGAAGCTGGAGACAAAGATGGCGAAGAAAGGCGATACAATCTGAACGCTGTTTATGACGAAAAAGTCCTACAAAGTATGGCCGATAAAGTTTTGAAAGAAGCAAAGTACGATGGTTTTGAAGGTGATGTAACTTCTTTTCTGTTGCCATTTTCCAACCGTGGAATGACGGCGAAAATTATAGATAAAGAACACGCTAACCGAGAAGGTAACTACTTCATCAAAACAGTTGTCACAACCTACGGAATGAGCGGTGCCAGAAGAAAAGTAACAATAGGTAATAGATTGTAATGGACGATTTGCAGAAAGCTTTTGCAATGTTGAAAGGTAGAGAGATTTCCACTTTCGCCGCCGATGTAGTAGAAGTTGATAAAGAAAACGGCACTTGCACAGTAAAAGATGATGATATAGAATATTACGATGTTCAATTATCATCAATAATTGACGGCGCAAAAAAGCAATTGTGGATTTATCCGGTTGTTGGTTCCTCGGTTTTAGTTTCACCAATCGAAGAAGACATAAAGCAACTGTATATTGAAGTTTACAGCGAAGTGGAGCAAGTTGATTGGAATATTGATAATGTAAAATTCAACTTTGATAAAAATGGATTTCTTCTAAAAAAGGAAAACGAAACCCTGGCAAAATTGATGAGCGATCTGTTGAAAGAAATTCAAAAAATGAAATTCACAACCAATACAGGAAGTACAATTTTGCTGGTCAATAAACCACAGTTTTTGGAAATTGAAAACCGCTTTAAAGACTTTTTAAAAACCGATTAAAACTGATTAAATGTCAACATCAAAAGAAAGATTAAAAAGTAAAATCATTGAGGTAATGGATGTCTGTGGATTGGAAGAAAACAGTCCGGAAGATTCCAAAATACAATTTGCTGAGGCTATTGCCGAAGCTGTGATTTTCGAAATAAAAAATATGACCATCACGGCAACCGCACCAAACGGAGCTGTAACCATAATTAAAATTGAGTAATGAAAGAACTTTTCCAAGAAAATTTAGGAACCTTCCTCGCCGCACTGATTACCGGTTTTACTGGATGGTTTTTTGGGCGAAAAAAAACGGAGGTTGAAGTGGACGGCGCACAAATAGAAAACTTTGATAAAGGTTTGGCTTATTATCAAAAATTAGTCGATGATCTCGGACCCAGATTGGAAAAAGCAATTTCTGCTCTCCAAAAGTCTGAACAGGAAAAACAGGAGGTTATTGTCAAGTTCACAGAAGCGACCAACCAAATACACGAGCTGGAGCGGAAAGTGGAGAAATTGACAGAAGAGCTTTCAAAATATAAACAGTTGAACGGAAAAATATAAAATGATCGTAACCGTCCTACATAAGCAAAGTCTTTTAGACATTGCTATCCAGCACACAGGCAGCGTTTTAAATGTCTTCCTGATTGCTCAGGCAAATGGGTTGGCTGTGAGTGATGAGCTGGTTGCCGGATCAGAACTGACTATCCCGGATGTAGAAAATAATAACGATATCCTAAACTACTACTCCAGCAGAGCCATACAGCCGGCAACGGCTATCACAACAATTATAGATGACAATACAGAACCAAAACTGGAGGGGATTGGTTACTGGATTATCGGAGACGACAACATAGTAAGTTAAAACAATGGCAAGGACAATAAACCAAATATCAGACAGCATTATTGCCCGGATTGCTTCCGAGCCAAAACTCTCAGGCCTTACCACGTCTTCCAAAACATCTATTTGGGGGCTATTTGTGTATTGTGTTGCTTTCAGCATTTGGGTTTTGGAAACTCTTTTTGACACCCACAAAGCCGAAATAGACACCGCTCTGGCCAACCAAAAGAAAGGCTCAAAGTTGTGGTATCGAAATATGGCATTGGCGTTCCAATATGGCTTTGATCTTATTACGGATTCTGACCAATTCAATAATACCGGCTACACCGCTGAGCAGATCGAGGCCAGCAAGATTATAAAATACGCAGCGGTCACAGAAAGCGAGGCAGAAAGCCGCCTGATTATTAAAGTGGCTACCAAAAACGCTGATGAAGTTTTGGCACCGATTAACGAGACTGAAAAAACAGCTTTTGATTATTACATTGACGAGATCAACTATGCTGGCGTAAAGTATACGATTATCAACTATGCACCGGATCGCCTACAACTGAATCTTACCATTAAGATAGATCCAAAGGTTATTGACACCAGCGGAACCAAGATATTAATGTCCGCCACAGATGTCGGAACCAAACCTGTAGAAAGCGCCCTTGCGGAATTTATGAAGGAGCTGCCTTTTGATGGCAAATTAGTCCTGAATGCGCTGATTGATAAACTTCAAACCGTGGAGGGTGTTGTTAACCCAATCCTGAATGCTGCATCTACCAGCTGGATAGATGTGAATACCCAAGGTTACGGCTCTATGCAGTCGATATACGGCGAGGTTTTGCCTGTTGCAGGGTATTTTACCTGGAGTCTCGATAATGTAGAATATAAAACGGTCATAGCTTATGTGGTTTGATCTTGATATCCGCCTGCTGGCAATACAGATCCTGCCGACATTCCTACGAGGGGCAAAGATGCAGGCGTACGTTAGGGCGTTGGTAAAACCGTTGGATGACGTGCATTATCAATTTTTGCAAAAACGCAAGGAGAACCTCTATATCATGGCGCACAACGGGCAAAAATGCTATCTGCGTGCGGCTCTCAATGATAAGTTTGATTTCGCAGAGCGCAGGATTACGATAGATGACGGCCAGCTCTACGATGCAGAGTACATCTACACAGATGCAGAGATCAACCAACAGCCGGCTTTAGCAGATTACCTGCCTTTGGTTTTGTACCAAAATTCTGACCTCGCAGATACAGCGGTTGACTTTTATGTCCGGGTCCCGGCAGATCTGATCTATAACAAGTATGAAATGGAATATTTAATTGACTTCTATAAGCTTGCCAGCAAGCGCTATAAAATAGTAACACTATGAACAACATTAGTTTTAACCAAGATGGCGGATTTAGGCTATCCACAAACATATTAGCAGCCGTACAGGCATCTTATACGCTTTTCAATGCGTTGGGATGGATTGGCGGAGATCTCACAATCATATCCGGTTGCGAGGTGAACGGCTCAACCGTAAGCGATGGCGTTGTATTCATTAATGGCGAGGTCTTCAACTTCAAAGGTGGTGATCTTGGGACTTATGTTATAATCCGCGAGACGGTGACGAGTTACCCGTTTCAAAATGGTACGGTTAAACCGGTGATCCGGGAGCGTTATGTATCATTTGGTAGTGGCACACCGGATCAAAATTTTCTGTGGGCAGATTTTAAACGCTTGTTTCCGACAAAGGATATTGAAGCTTTTAAAACAGAGCATGACAACAGGATCGAAGCCTTAGAAGGCAAACAGGCTTTTGCCATCGGGATGATTCTGCGCTATGACCAACCACTATCTGTGGCACCGCCTGCCGGCTGGGTTGACTGGAATCCTGCCGGTGAGCAAGGCCGGGTTTGGGTTTCCCGATCTGAAACAGACGGCGATTTTGGTCTGGGATCCACAGGCGGTGAGAAAACGCATCAGTTGATAGAGAATGAGATGCCTGCTCATAAGCATAATTATACAGATGTATCTAACAACATGTTTGGCGGCCCGGATCAGAGTACCGGTTTTGATGGCGGTAATGTGAGATTTAAATTAAGAACTGTTGAAACGGAAAGCAAAGGCGGCAACCAGGCGCACAACAATCTACAGCCGTATGTGGCTGTTCGTTTCATCAAATATGTTGGGATATAAAAAAAACTAATAATGGCAGAGACACCTAAAAATACTTTAAAACAATGGTTTGTGACGGGCGCTAAGCCGTTACAAGCGCAATACTGGGCTTGGCTCGACAGCTATTGGCATAAATCTGAACCGATCAGCATTAATGCTATTGATGGGCTTGGCGAAATTCTCGTCAACAAAGTAGATGCAGACCAACTGGCGTTATATGCCAAGAAAGATGCCAGCAACATAGATGTTCCAACTTGGAAAACAAAGCTTGGCGTTGGAGAACTTCCGCCCAATATCGGGACTATTGATTATGTTTTACCTTCCGGTGAGGCGATGATCGGGAATGCCTATAAGAAGGTTAAGCAGCCGAATGATGGAAAAACTTATCTACTGAAGATTGATGGAACGGCCGTTGACGGGGATACATTTGGCAAAAACGTTTCCAACAGTTACCTGACATCATTACCTAACACAGGTCTAAAATTAGGTGCTATTTGGGAATTAGATTCAAATGGTTTTCCATTGAGGTTTAAAAATTTGCCAGCTAAAGATACTGACCCAACAATACAAAAAAAGATGGTTGTTTTACCTGATGGGACAGTAGGACTCAGAGACCTTAATGATATTACAGTTAATATTCCAGAAGAATTCAGTAGTACAGCCACAGTGGCTTCTACAACTATTACAGTTAATCACATTTATCCAAATCCTGTTCCACCGCCTCCAGATTATGGAGATCAATTAAACGCTATTATGAAGCAATACAAAGACTTAATTTTTACACCTATTACAGGTACAGACGTAGATATAATTACTCCTAATAATTTATCGTTAGATGTTAATAAATATGAACCACAAACAAAATTTTTTCAATTACGTATTTCACAAGCAATAGTAGACACTGGGTTGACTCCTGAAGTAAAAGTAGTTCCTAAAAACTATATTTTGCCACAAGATAAAAACTGGGTTGTAAGATTTGTTTTGAATGATTTTTATATTTATGAGACAATTAATACTTCTAAATTTATACAACTTATACAGAGTGATAATTTTCCAAGACAATATATTGATTGCAATGGATCTAATGTCTGGCAGAAAAGATTTGATGCAATATTACCAAGTGGGCAAATATTATCTTACGCAGACATAAACAGTACTATGTTCTTATTTGTAAAAGTAGGCAGTGTAATCAATATACAAGTTTATAGTGGCTCAAGATGTGTATTTGAATCAGTTTCAGCAACACAGGAATTTGGAAATTATAAACCTTGCTTAAGATTAATATCAGGAAACGTTGGTTCATATTTCAAATCAACAATTTCTTACTCAATTTTACCATAAATACAAAAATTATATCAATATGAACAAAAATCTTAACATCCCAGAAAATATAAAATCTAAAATAGATTTAATTAATAATGTACCAATGAATTTTGGCACTTTATTACTTGATGACCATCCTGATTATCCAAACCATACAAGATACATGAAAGTAATAGGTTTTGAAATAAACCTTAATAACACTTTTGTTTGGATCAAGTATATTCAGGTAGGTATAAATAAAGAAACCAGTGAGGAAATCATATTGCCTTTACAAACACCTGATTTTGTATTATATCAATCTACATGGAGTTATCTAAAAGATGCCCAAGGAAACGTAATTGAAGCACCTCTAAAAGAACAGGAAGACCCAGAGAATCCAGTTTCTGAGAAAATTAAAGTACCATCAGTTAAGTATATGATTTCACTTAGCAATTCAGGTGCTTCTATTAGTCAACTGATGCAAGGCTACTTACCTGCATTTAAAGAGTCTGTTGGGGATAAGTTAAATCAAAGGAAATTGTTTGTATGATAAATTTAATATTAGTGGTATTAGCTAAATTACTATTCACTTTAATATCACCTTTTTCTTTTGTTTATACAATATTTATAAAAGAGCCTTTTAATTGGCAAAGGCTCTTTGGATATTGGAGAAATTCAGCAGTATCGTGGGATAGATATGGTAATCATCAATATAGAAGTTTTTGGAATGATACATTAATAACCAAACAAGGTTATAAATTTGGTGATTTTAGAGAAACGATAAGTAGTGTTTTAGGTAAAAATGAGCGTGATAAAACTTTATCCCGACTTGGCAGACTGCTGGTTAAAATATTAGACAAACTGGATAAGGATCATTGCAGAAAATCTATAAATAATTTTTAA